TCTCCGGCTTTCTTTCTCAGTAACGGCTCCATAGACACGACTGAATCCTCAAGCAGCTCGTCCGAAGAATAGACCATCAAAATCAGCTTTTGGAGTTTCAGTGTAACTTTTCCGAACTTGGGTTTCGTGGCCACCTTTGTCCCCAACTCCTCTTTCCAGTATGCCATCATAGCGCCATGCAGATATGATGTGTGAGTGAAGTCTTCCTGGAAAGGCATCCCGACCTGATTGGTCTGCATCGGAACTTTTGTACACCGGCTGATAAAATCTGAGTTTGTAAATCCACGTTCAAGCAGTGTCGCTGAGAACTCTTCTGGCACGAGGTATCCGCCCTGCTCTGGATCGCCGACTTCAAGACTTGGATCTCCGGCCTTGACTACTTTATTGTACGCCTTAACGCTTCCCTGCCAAGCATCGAATTTAGGTGAAGGCTCGGCTCCTCTCATGCCTGCGAGATAGACGTCTTTTGCATATTCGGCGAAGTAATCGTAGTTCCCTGTTTTCGACAATCCTTTAAGCTCGTTGTCTCCCGCCTTGATGTCTTTCTCACCATTCTGGCCAGGGAGTTTTTCGAGCTTTTTGATCTGCTCTTCGAAGGCGTCTTTGAGCTCATCGGATACAACATGCTTCATCTCTTCTCTGACGAGCTCTTTTAAGTCTCCGCATTTGACAAACTCGTCTTCTTTCATTTTGCGGTCAACGATGTCACCAACCAGGAACTTCAGCTTATCGACACTATCAATTTTGTTGTCTTTGTTTTCGTCTCCCAATTTTTTTCTCCTTACTTAAATTTGTCTGCTACCTTCCGTAAGCCTCAGCATCTCCAGCGATTACTGCTGTCCCTTGACATTTTTCATCGCCTGACCTGTCCAGCTTACCTCAGATAACCGTTTCATCTTCAGCTACCTTTAAAAATAAAAGCCCTGTTATGGGCTTTATGTTGCGTTATTACTTGAAATATGCCTTTTTTTGTGCATTTTCTGTTATTTTTCCTCTGTTTTTCCCAATATCGGCGTAAAGTGTTTATTTATATGCATTTAGCGGCTCCTTTAGAAGCTCATAGCGGGCCTTTGTCTTCTTGGGGTATAGGTTAGTATGGCTAAATTTCATCTTCCTTAACTCACTTTCCCTTTTCGCTTTTCCATGACTTCCTTTGCCAGGTCGTCCATGCTTATATCCTCGAGCACTTTTAGCTGGTCTTCTTTTGTTAGCACAGCTTCATCCTCCTTGTCAACTTTAACGTCTTTCATCAGAGCCTCAACATTTATCGTTTTGGAGTCATCGTGTTTTCCTTCTTCGGGTTTGTTGGCATCGAGCAGTGCACGAACCGCCGTGGTCGCTTCTTCCATTTTCTCCGCCACTTCGCTTAACATTTTCATGTTCTTTGCCGAGATTTCACGGCCAGCCTTTAGCTCCATAAGCTCCGATTTCATGCCTTCGATATTCTCAGCTATGCCTTCATAGAGTTCGGTTGTCATGATGGTCGTATCGGCTCTCTGGAGTATCTCAGTCCACGATCTCGCTGTGTATCCAAGATCAAGTTCCCGTGGGTTTTCGATTTCAATTTCGCCTTCGTTGTATGTGTAATCATAAAGGAAATATTTATTCGGCTTGCCGGCGGTGTTTATTTCAGCAACACAGTGCCCATCAGGATAGTTCACAGGATATAGATCTGCGACATAAATGTACTTATCTTTCGTTTCCTTCTTCCGAAATACAGCCCTTAAAGCTGAGGCAATATCCCAAGCTGAAGGATTGCCTTCTAAGTCCATGCCTTTTAGCCCATCACCGCCCTTCTCTTTGCCTTCTTCGCCACCTTCTTCCTCCTTGCTTTCTTTGCCTTTTTCTTTCGACTCCCCATCGCCTAATATCCCTCCAAGGTCAATGATCGTTTTGTCTTTTTTCCCAATTTCGTATCCCTCCAAGTTTATTTCAAGCTCTTTTACAAGCTCGTCTGTGAGCTCATAGCCTTTCGCTACCTGCTCTGTGAGCGCTTCTGGATTGGACGGTACGCCAACGGCAGAGTATTCAAGCAACGCCCATTTCTCATGGACGTACATAACCTCACCTGGTTTTGGAGTGTCGCCCATTATAAACGTGAGCTTCTCATCAGGCTTTGGCTTCTTCCCCTTTAGCGGAGTAAACCCGACTGACCATGCCCTGAGAAAACCATCCCGGTATAGGTTGTATACTTTAGCTGCTTTCTCGTTTGACAACGCAAACTGGGTTAACGAAACAAGCCCTTTTTGGTCTTGGTTTACCCATACGTTTTTACCAACGATGTTATCTGGATCTGTGGGATCATGCGACCACAGCACCAATGGATTTTTCCTGTAGTGTTTAAGCTCCACGCCACTTGGTTTCATTATTTCATGATCCCTATCTAGTGCCGCAGTCGAGATATAGTGGACAACTTGACCAGCGTCCAGCTTTTGCCTTGGTGTAGCCTTTGTTTGGATCTCATCCTGGATGTAGAATTTCCTAACAAACGGGATCTCCGTATCGGTCGTAAACGGCCAGTCCCCCTTTAGTGTTTCATCGATGAACCCATCGACAATATCCTGGGCGGCGAAATTGACCTCGCTCAGGTTTTTTCTTTGCGTTATTAGCTCCCTCATTTTAAGCCTCCTTAATTTTCGGTCATGCTTTTATATCTAAACCTGTTTTAGGATTGCCAACAGCGTACAGCGACACGAAACGTGAAGCGGAGGATGCTGTATCTCCTCATAGTCGAAAGCAAAATGGATGCCACCCAACATGGTTGAGCTCCCTTTTTTAAAGAACGGTTTATCTAACGCCATTGTAGTGCCGTCCATTTCAGCGCAACCTGTACAGTTGTGCACTAAGATGCCTTCTGCAAAATATGTTTTTGCTTTATCCACTTCCAAGTTATAAACAAATAGTGGTTTACTTCTTTTGACTTTTGATGTACAATATCTAGCGTAATGATGCATTCTTGCAAATATTGCGGAAAAAAGTTTTCTTCTACTTCTCTTAAATCGATTTATTGTTCTGCGGATTGCTATCATAAGTCTACTATCACTAGGAAAAAAAGCGTTTGTAAACAATGTGGAAAAGTAATTTATTCTTATCGAAGCCGTCCAAGGAAATATTGTTCTCGTGCTTGCTACATGACCGCTCATAAGGAAGGGAAAAAAATTATAAAAATGTGCCCTGTATGCAATAAGGAGTTTTCTGTTTATAAAAACATTTCTCATAGATATATCGTCTGTAGTCGAGAATGCAAAACAAAATTTACGCTCTATAGAGAATGTAAGCGGTGCGGAAAAATATTTACTGTAAAAAGAGAAGATATTAAATATTGTTCTGAAGAATGTAGGCGTCCTCCTGTCTATATTCAATGTCTTCAATGCAAAAAAAGGTTTCGCATTTGCCCTAGCGAAAAAGGGATCCGACGTTTTTGTTCTTTTTCTTGTTATCGTAAACACTCTGGAGAAACATCGCTTGAAAAGACGATACGCAAATCTCTTGAGTTTCTTAAAGTTGATTTCATTCAAGAATATCAAATTTCTACTTATAGTATTGATTTTTTTATTCCACATCTTAATCTTTGTCTTGAAGTTGACAGTGAATATTGGCACTCTGATATTAAGAAAGATTCCATTAAAGACAGAAAACTTCTTGCCCTTGGTTATAAGGTAATTCGCCTCAAGGAGACCGATATTGTTAATTGCTCTGACATAAACCATTTTGTTTTCACAAGCTTGAAGTTTCGAGCCAGCAAGTAAATCCCCAGCATCAACCCATCCACGATTCATCTCAAAGACTGGATGGTCAGGAGTAGCCCTTAATGTCCTCTCGTTTGACATTTTGATTTCAGTTAATGGCTTATTGTATTCTCTTTTGTATGTATTTTTTACTCTGTTCCACCCAAGGTGAGTCAAGACAATCTCACCTATTTTTATATCCTCAATATTCCTTTCCCCCTTATCTGTCATGACTTTTGTTTTGGCTAGAAAACATGTTCTGTTGTCCATCGTTGCCAGCCATTGACGCCCCTCTACCACTCCGCTCTGTTTCATCCCTATTAATACGCCTCGGTTCGAAGCCTTGAGCACCTCAGTCCTGGCTATCTGCTCTGCCCTTTTAGCCGCTACCTCCATCGCCTCTTCAATCTTATCCCTTATTTTGGGGATAGAAAGACCATCGGCCAGAGAGTCCATGAGAACGACTTTTAGCCTGTCGTACTGGGTCTGAGTTATCGACCAGCCGGCGTTCTTTGCGTTCTCTGCCACCCATTTTATTGCCCTTGGGTCTGTATGATCAAACGACATCTCCACAGGAAGATCGTCCAGCACCATCACACCACCGTCTTTTAGCGGCGCTGCCGTATAGAGCTTGCCGTCCGTAGTAAAAATCCCCCTCCATTTTTGACGGCTAAATAGCCATTGATCAACATCGAATTTGGCATACAAGAGAGCTTCTGGCATAACGGCGCTTCTCTCTGTCTCGTCAGCTTCAACCCATGCTTTCCATGTTTTAATCAACGTCTTCATGGCTTCTGCCTGCCGTCTGGCCTCATTCCAACGGTCAAACGACTTAGGAGTCTTTTTGATGTTACCTAATACCTCACGCCCTATCTCATTGAACCGTTTCTCGAGCTGGGCTGTGTATTTTTTGATATGATCTTTATTTATCCTTAGAAATTGAGCATGAGTGATCTTCTTGACTAAAGCTTCATCGAACTTCTTTTTCAGGTGCTTGGGCAAATGTTCCTTCAGGATGAGGATAAACAGCTCACTCTTTACGAGCTTTACGAGCTTTACAGTATCAATCTTTGCGAAATTCATAGCCTTTCAAAAATCTCCTTCGCTATCCTTTTGGCAAGTTTACCCTCTTCCTCCTCCTCTTCCTCTTCGGGTTTAGGAGGAAGCAACGGCACCTTGGGTTCGGGCTCAGCGTTCGGGTCGAACTCAACCATGTTCGAACCCATAATCGGCATGTCCCCATACTCCTCATGTGGCTCTTTGCCGTCCTCTTTCCTCAGCTCGTTTATGACAGAATATCCGGACTTAAGATTAGCTTCCCTCTCTTTGAGCGCAAACTCCCTGTCTCCCGGGATGCAATCATCAAAAGCACAGAAGATATTTTCATCCTCGTATCTTATCAGAAGCTGTTCGTTTATCTTCTGCTCATAGACTTTGAGCTTTGGGTCAATCGTGTCCCTCATATACTGGACGTAGGCTATTCTTGCGTTGGCCAGGTTCACTTTATCTGGCGTAAGCAAAGCCATCGGTACACCGTACCCGCCCGCTATCTCTTCTCTCGTGAGCTTTCTCCCCTCGAGGTGTCCCAAGTCCTTTGGCTTCATTGAGATTTGCTTGTATTTAACTCCGCCCTCAAGCAACGCCACCTTGCCCGCTTGAGCCGCCCCGCCATAGGTCTGATTCCACTCTTTCTTTATTTTATTAAAAGTTGTCTTTGCCAGCACCTCGTCATCTTGAGTTTCAAGTACTCCGTCCGGTCGTGCCATGTTCGCAAATACCCCTCTCTCATACCTATACATTTCATCGTTTATGACCAACGGGTCTTGAAGCGCCTGCATAGGACTCAAGCCTACTAGCTTTGTATGAGGGTTTGGATATTTATGATGGACTACTTCATCTGCATCAAAAGGGATATCTTTCATTCCTATCCGGTGGACATAGCCAGCGACATAATTATCAATGCTTGTTCCCGGCACTGGGACCGTTCGCTGTGTCTCTAAAATCCAGAGCTGATAAGGGATTCCTAGATTATTGGGGCGCATCCACCAATAACAGTTGCCCGTAATCCCCATAAAAGTCTCAGTCAGCATCCACATATCTGCTTGGTTCTGGAGTGGATTTATAGCCTTCATCATCTCTAAGAACGGGTGCTCCAACACCTCTTCGATCTCAACGTCCTTTGCTACCCATCTCTGGAGTCCACGGTTCTCCTTGACCCAAGCTACTTCTTTTGTACTCAGCTTCCTTGTGAGCGTGTTTTTAAACGAGGCAGAGCCAACTTTCTTCGTCACATAGAGCTTTAGTTTCTGTCTCGAAATTTGTTTTGCGTTGTAATTGATGCAGATATAGCCCCATGAGTTGTAATATTTAAGCTGTATCGACGGCTCATTGAGCGCTTGGAACCGGCTCTCTCCCCATGTATCGCCACCTCCCCAGGCCGACTCGTCATCTATCGAAGGGCTCACCCAGGCTCTGCCCTTGAATCTTACATCTATATTGGCAATTCCGGCCTTGACATGGCCGTTCTCTATGTTGACCTTTGGGTATGGTATTTTCATTGCGTGATCCCCCTCACTCTTATCTGCTTTAATGGTTTTACCCACCGCGCTACAAAATATCTGGTTTCGTCCATAGCGTGATTATTTTCATCGATCGGCTTTCCGTTCTTTTCCGAATACTGACCAACTTCAGTTCTCCACGCTCTGCAGCGTCTATTGATATATATTTTTGGCTTTCCAAGCACGGGGCTTAAGCAATCTCTCATGGCTTCGATTCCTTCCTCTACATCACCTTTAGCCCTATACAGATCCACCCCATCATCCCGCCATTCCCTAATTAGGTCTGAACGATTTGGGTCCGCCACGCCTTCTTTTACTTTCTTCCACCACGGTCGGCTTTTACACTCTTTTATGAACCTTGAATTGGTCGTATTCCCCATATAGACCTCATCGACCCTCACCCATCCAAGCCCCTTAAACTCCTGCCACACTCCGCACGAGAACGGGTTTGTACCTCCCCAATCTATCGAGAGCTTTACCGGTTTTGTGGGGTCAAAGACAGGAAGATCATTCGGGCTGTTTATCTCATCATCATATTGAGCGCCATAGACAAGATCATCACGGCCTACTTTCTCACAAAGCCATTCCACTTGGAGCGTCATGTCTGATAGCTCATAGAGTTTTTGAACGAAGTCGTCTATCAGATAATACCCATCAGCATTTTTCATGTGCTTCCCTGGGCAATAGGAAGAGAGTTTGCAGGTAGAACAGTTATAATCTTTGCACGACTGAAGGCACTCCCAGACACACCACTTGTAAATCTTCGTCCCGGACTCGAACGCTTTTTCGAGGGCCATGTCCATCACACCGCCAATATTGTGATTAGTAGAGAGCCTGCCCATAGATGCTTTCTGGCCATGCTTACTCTGTGGTTGCGAAAGGGCGGCTTTGTAAACTTCTTCGTCCATCTCGTCTATCTCATCAAGTATAAGCCTTTGGGGATGAGGCCCTCGAACCGACTTTTGTGATGCGGTAAGCACCCCGGCCATACTTCCGTTGACCCATAGGCTTTTCTTCATCGTCATGTCTTGAGCGAGATACTTATTTGCCAATCCAGTAGAGAGCCAAAAATCATTCATAGCCTTGTACGACTTCTCTGATTGTTCAAACGACCCTCCCAGGATCATCGTTTCTAGCCGCTCAAGGAACGAGCTGAGCACCCAGGTTATCATCCCTGCCAAATAAGACTTCGAGCCGGACCTGTTCGCCCAGACAATGTAATTGAACACCCGCATCAACAGTATATCAGCAACGAATTTGAAAGGCGGGACATGATCTTCGCCTGACTTATGCCTACAATTCTTTTTGGTCGCTACAATCGGATCCTTAAGCCATGAAAGAAGAGCGGCGATGTCTGCTTCAGTCTTTAGCCCTCCAACCCTCAGACCTTCGATATGGGTCTTTTGGATTGATCTAATTGACTGATTTTGCCAGAAGCTTCGTATTTTCTCCTGGCTTACTGCCGTTTCCATTCCCATCTCCTATTTGACTCATTCTTTCTATAAACTGGCTGACACTCGGGACACCGTTCTCCTCGAAATATTCCATGAGCCCTCTCTCCATGTCTAGCTCAATCGAGCCGACAAGGTGCTTTTCGGGCTCTTTGTATATAAACCCAAGATCTTGCATCTTTGCTATGTAATCACATTCTATTTTCCATGCTAATGAATAATCTTGCCCTTCCATAGCCCTGCGCTGGAGCTCTTCTTTCTTCTTCTTGAACGCTGTGGCCATGATCTTAACATCAATATGCTCCACTTCCCAGGATGCCTTCTTTAGCAGGTCGCGCTTCAACCGGCTAACATGGAGGTCCGACACCCCTATCAAGAGGGCTATCGCTCGATTAGACGTCTCGCTCACTTCCTCCATATAATACTTAACAACAAGTCTCCGTTGACGAGCAGTTAATTCATCTGGTCCAAGTCGCTTATTTTGAATCATTTCGATCAGCTTAAAAGCGTTAAGGTTATGCCTATACCGATTCTTAATCATTTTTTATCCCTCAGCTTCTTCTCAAATATAGCATACTCTTCAGCGCTCATTAGGGCACACCCGATTCCAACTTCGGGTTGGTCGAGGTCATCAATCTTAGCCATGACGCCTTCGTTCCCTAAAGCATTGGTCTCTATCTTCACTGTAAACGTCTTATCTCCGGATGCTGACGTGAACTTCCGGATCTCTTTAATCATTCCGATAAATAATACCATAGATCCTCCTTGGCAATTCATTTCCCCCCATTAATAATCAAGTCTTTTATCTCTTTATGCTCTCTTGTGTTTTCATCTTTCATGTCTTTGAGCCCTTCTTTGATATTTCCGATATCGGTTTCATTGGAAGCTATTCTCTCCCCATGTTTTCTCAGCACGGTTGAAGATCCGACACTTTGGTTGCCTCCATTCTTTTTTGCTAACGCCGTAGCGGTCCAATGCCTAAATTCTTTAATGACTAGGAGTGCAAACGCTCCTCCTGCTCCAATTTCAAGGATAGGTATTTCAGACATCATTTCCTCCCTCTTGATCTTTTGCATCTTCGTAAGTCGAGATACATTTGTTTGTACATAATCAAAAAATCTATTGAAACAAGCGCTCGGGTCTTGTTTATAGGCGTTACTGCGAGCCCGACTATATCTTCTTCACCTAGAAACACATGGCCTCTCATCATAACCTTTCTGAGCTTTTCCTCGTCAAACTCTTCGGCTGCCTCTCTGATACGCTTTGCCATGCGCACGTCCCTTTTTAGCTGTAAATCTATGCTTACAGATTTTCCTATCACAATGAGGTCATAGAGGATAGTTATGAGCTTTTTTATCGCTTCCATTCTAAGCCTCGAAGTGGCCGAAGTCTTTAAACGAGAAGTCTCCTCCCCACCGTCCACCAAGTCGTTTCCATATCCTTCCTGCCGTGTGGTACTCGGGGCACTCGCTCCAGATCAACTCCCCATCCTTAATGATTACAAAATCCATAGCTCTCCAACATTGGTGCCATGATATTCTGATTCGACCGTCACAGTACGTGATGATTTTACCTGGCCGAAGTCGGCCTTGTTGGAACCGTTTGTGCTGATCTTCTGTAGACCTATGGAAACAGATCGGCATCAGCTTTATTTTCTTGAATTTACAGAGGATTAGGAAAGCGCAGATTTTTAGGAAAAAGGATATTCTCAGCTCTGTTTTAGACTCTGAGACATCGGGCATGTTATTAGCCTTGTGCTTATAGTAGTCGCTATAAACATAGAGGGCTAATAATTAAATGTCAAGAACTTTGTGTTATTTTGGGAAAGTTAGCGTTGAATTACGTGACCTGAGTGGGGCTTGTATTTACGTCTGATAGAATGATTCTTCATCCATTGGCTTGAAATATAAACCTCGCATCCTACCTTACAGAGCACTTCCGCCAGGGCGACCGCACTCAGGCTGTGCTGAGTTACGATTAACTCATTGTCGACAAAAACCTTTATTTGGTCTTTTCCGTTTTCGTCTTCATTCCATTTTATCTCAATTTGTTTTTTCATGTCTTCGCATCCTCATTAAACACAGGAAATTATTTAGCTTTCGGATAAGGAGCTTCATTTTGCTAAATTTCTCGCCTTCCTAAACAGTCTTTTTAGTTCTGCATATTCGATACAAGCTGTCCTGTTCTTTCTTTTTTCCTTGCTTATCATAATTTTCTCAATCAGAGCTTGCCTTTTGAGGGCTCTCATTTTTTTTCTGATTTCTTCTTTGTCCATTTATTCCTCCAATAAAGCATGTGGACATTTACTTGAAAGCCCTAAAAATTCATCAGACAACTTGACTACCTCCATTAATTGACGCACGAACTCTTCTGGGACTAGGTAGCCTCCGGCT